CTGATTCTAATTTTACTGAATAATATCTGTCATCGTAGTTAATACCACCAGGAAGAACCATTGATCCTTCTTTGAATACATGATTTCCAAAGGATTTTACTTGGTTCTGTAATATTGATTGAAGAGTAGTTAACTCTCTCGCTTGAACAGGTCTACCTGGTTTGAATAGAACTCTGTAAAAATTATTGTCATCATTAAAGTCATCATAATAAGGACTTATGTTTAAATTTGTTTTCTGTGACATGTTTTAGAATTCCAGTATAACTTTGATGTCTTCTTTTTGCCTACTATCTCTAGTGATCAATTGTCGATTATCTAGATAGATAATATCACCCGACTGATTATTTATCTCAGATTGTGCTAAACCATTTTTAAATTCAACTCCCAAATCAACCACTTTAGTTCCTGTCGGATTTGTTGTAATACCACTGAAAGTGCTATTTATTCCAACAGTATAACTTGATGACCCGTCAGTTCCTGTAACTGGGAGAGATGCAGAAAAATCATAAACTTGTCCATTAGTACCAGCGATGGTGCTAATACCTGTTTGATCTTGTTGGTCTCCAGTGGTTGGATTGAAATACAATGATCTATCCCTGTAGTATTTTAATACCGCTATTGGATTACTTGAATCATTAGATATGATATCAAATGAAGTAACATAAGCTTGTGCTTTTCCAATAACAACTCCATTCTGTTTCACATCTTGTTCTAACAAATCACCAATTTTCACATCAGAAGAAGATGGAAATGTTTTTAGATATAGAGAAGAAATTGATGAATATTGTGTTTGATTATATACTTCAGTTGATCCTATAGAGGTTGGATTTTTAACAATACCTATTTGAGCAAATTTAGTATCTATTGGAAAATCTTTTGTAGAATCATCAAATCTAGCATAAACCAAAACTCTATCTGCTCCTAATTCTTTGTAAATATCAGATCCATGTCCCTTTGCTGGAGGTATAATTGGAATTAGTTTAGCATTAGCACCTGCAGATGGTTGTAAATCGGTAAGATCAAGTACTCCGTAAGTATAACCTTTTCCACCAACTGATACCTGCACATCGCTGATCTTGGTATTTGTTCCAACTTCAACTATCGCCTTTCCCCCAGATCCATCACCAATAATATTAACTTCAATACCACCTGCACCAGCATTTGTATACGCTGTTCCACCATCTTCAATATACACCTTTTTAATTTGATTGTTATTAATATCAGAATTTCCACTATCTCTTACATTAGAAATATTAGCATCGGTTGATGTTGACCAATCATTAGGTAATGGTATAAATTCAGTAGCGTCAAATTTTATAATATCACTTGGTGCTACTGTAAATAAGTATTTCCAAAGATACCCATCATCTGTAGAACCAGTGGCTCTAAATGGTTCCAATCCTGTCAGAGTTGGTTCATTTAATGATGCGTTACCAGTGGTGTTTATACCAGATGATCCATTATCAATACAGATATAGACATTAAAATCTTTATTAATTACGTAGAAATTGGAATCATACAATCTCGGAGTTTGACCATTAGGTGCTTTATTTGAAGCACTGTAGTCATGGCGATACATATCATAAGTTGTATCTTTAGTCCAAGTTATCTTTCTTACTACTCTTCTAACATTATCAGGGGTAATTTTTTTACCAAAAATCATGGTATCTTTAACATGATTTAAATAATTAATATTATCTACAGGACTTTTTCTAGTAGATTGATCATTCCATTCAGAATCACTCGCATTTCTACCGAATGCATTTGGCACTCCGTTAACAGATGGGTTTGATAATCCAACAAAAACATAATATGAATTTGCGGAATTATTTACATCTCCTAAAAAATTACCTGCGTTATTAATTCTAAATTGATCTGTTACAATTGCCGACATTTTTTATGTTCTATAGTTTTTTTCTTATATTTATACTAGGTTTACTTGACTTTAAATAGGATTGCTCCTATCAGACAATGCACCAGTATCTCTTATGCCAGAATTTCTTCTCTGCATGGTTGGAAAAGTTGATAAACCTGAGTTTATAGTTTTTCCAGAAACAGTAACTGATATTCTATCTGCTACTACAGGATTCCTAGTTCCACCAGTTAATTTACCCCAAGAGAATCTACCAGAGATTCCACTAGTTGAAATACCTGTTAGTGAAGTATCTGTCTTCACACCAGCAACAAATTCTGCTGTATTTGAGGTGGTGCTGTATGAACTAATCAAGTATATATTATCAAAGAATGATGTTCCGACTCCTACAGGAGCTCCTGTTGCTGTTACAACAGAGGTAACACCTGCTCCAACTGCAGTATCAAATATGTAAATTGGATCTCCATTTGACAATCCTGTAAACGTTCCAGATTCTTTTTCTAAGAAGAATTTTATAGTAGAACTACTCAATACATTTATTGAAGTAACTATACCACTAAATCCACTTGATCCAGTGAATCCAGTTATCAATTCATATGGTGTTGTTGGAACTGGTGCTATTACATGAGTAACTGCTGATTGAGAGTATCCAATACCTCCACTACTAATTGTTACTGAAGTTATGACACCACTTGTTATATTACCTGTCGCTGTTGCAACATGTGTATTGATACCTGTGGTTGGTATACCAACGGAAATAGATGTTGTTGTTCCAACATACCCTTTACCACCATCATTTACAGTTATAGATTGTACTGTTCCCCCAACAGAAATTACAGCAGATAAACTAGCAGCTCTTGGTGTTATCGACTCATCGACAACTAATACACCTATATCAGTTGGATTTTCATAGAAGAACTGTGTAGTGGAAGAATTAGTTCCAATTCCAATACTATCAAGATAGAAATCTTGATCACTTGTTGAAAAATCTTTAATTATTTTAGATTCTGGGAACACTAAAGGTTCAATTAAAGGTCTTACTTTAGTTACTAACTCACCATTAATGAATTTATCAGTTTTTTGTTTTATCCATCTTAATGGTTTTGATACTTGAGAATTGATTCCCTCTTCAAAATATAAATTAGTTTCAATTAAATCTGAAGTCACTATACCTGCTATGACTCTCTTCTTTTGATCAAAATTAGATATATCTTCATTTTTTAATAGTTGAATTTCATCTCCAACTTTTACTGACTCATCAGCATCTACAAAAGTAACATCAACGTTATTTGAACCTTTGTAGAAAAATATAGTTACGTTATCATTAACATCTGGTGGTTCTGTAAACTGAAAAGATGTTCCACCATTGAATATGTAAGCATCATCAGGACTTTGTATTACACCGTTAACAAATATTAACAATAGTGCCTGCATGTCAATATTTGAATTGGCAGCAGCTTCAAATGAAACCAATTCTCCCTTAAAATTGAGTGGGAATCTGGTTCTAATTCCATCTTGAAGACTTACTATGGAATCAATATAATCAAAATCTCCTACATTCCAAGAACAGAAAGAATCAGTGAACACTTCATTTACAGTAAATTCCAGTTCATTCAATGGTGATGATAATGATTTATCTGTAACTAATCCAACTGGTTTAAATACATCTCCCTTTCTAAATCCATAACCAGATCTTGTAATATCAAATGACTTAACTTCAAATAATGTAGAACCAATACCAGTAGTATTACTTCCCCCCACATCAATATTTAAAAGCAATCCTGTTCCAGTATCTGTAGTAGCACCTAAACCAATTCTAGAAACTCCAACAATGGGTAAGTTTTCGTATGTGGGTGAAGGTGCCAACACTATAGGACTAGAATAACCACTTCCACCACCAACAACGTTAAATGCTAACGTTCCTCCAACACCAACAGTCGCTGTAATTGTGGCACCAGACCCAACACTATCGGTAATACCAATACTAATAATACCATTACCAGTCACACTTAATTCTGAACGATATCCAGATCCATGGAAGTCAGTTGTTCCTATACCAACAGCGGTAATTGAACCTCCAGCACCAATAACTGCAGTGACAGCAGCACCAGCTAAGGGAGCAAATCCTAATCCACCAGTATAACCAATTGATATTATTTGTCCTGATCTTGGCAATTGGTTTTGGTTTACATCAGATAAACTAACAATTTGAGTTCCGTCAGCTGATGAAATTCCACTAAATACAAAACTTGTTATTCCTGTTGATTCTATAAACTCATAATTATTATTTGGGTTTTGAGGTGTGGTTGGAGGTTGGAATATACCATTTAAAGTAACAAAACTACTTCCTGTATTAAGACCAGTTGTGTTTACTCCTGATATTGAGGTTCTAAATGTTTTTCCTATTCCAGTAAATTCAGTTGAAACATCATCAAAGACAGCATTATCCGAATAGTCCTGCTGTAGGTATACTCTTCCACTAAAGGATGATCTAAGTCTTTCTCTATTAGAATCATTTTTGGTATTAACTCCTGCCCCTCTAGGTGGATCTGTAAAGAATAGTTTTTCATCAACGATGTTATATCCACCTTTAAACAATCTAACTGTGGACGAATCGGAATGGGTAGACACTGAAGATCCAACAACAGCTCTAGAAACATCAACTAATTTTAATGCACCAGTATTTGTTATTGGTCCTACATTAGTTGTACCAAAACCAACATTATTAACTTTTACAAATTCATCATTTATTTTTAGTAGATCTTCAATTACTACAGATGTAATTCCTGCCAAAGATAATATTGTAGTTGATATTGATACTTGACCACCAACGTTTCCAGATAATGTGGTTGTTATTGGGGTAAATGATATTGGGGATTGTATTACATTATCAAGTGTTATTAATGATTTTTCATTCTTTTTAAACATTCCCAACTTATGTCTATTTCCAGACCCAACTGTATTAAAGGTAACAGCAGTTCCTGCCTTTGTTGTTGATAATTGGAATACATTTGAATTAGTTGTACCTGAAGGTAAAACCACGTAAACTTCACTTGGTAATGGATTACCGTTTGACATTACTAGTGATGAAATTCCCACACCATCTATTGAAGATCCTGGTTCATATATCAATCTCTCATTTGCGTTGAAGAAATTATCCAGTATTGTAAATTCACCAGTTGCTAAATTTACATCGTCTGGGGGATTGAAATTTCTAGCAAATATTGGGATATTATTATGTTTTAATTCAAACTCTAAAGAATTTGACCTTTCACTATTAATTGCATCATATTGTAAAAGTGATAGAGACTCTTGAGATTTACCATATTCAAGAGTTGGTGTTGTGTTTATTAAATCAAGTCCAGTATTAATAATTTCACTGTAAGATTGAACTTGTAAATTACCAACTCCAATGAATGATGCATCAGGATGGAATTTTAAATTTAAATTTGATCCGTTGTATTCTGATGAAAATGTTCCAATCCCAGAATCTGTTCCTATTGATATAAATGGATATTGTGTAATGAAAATATCTTCACCATCATGTGCCATTAAAACTTGATGTAGAGCACTAGTATTTCCTATTGAAACTCTAATAATACTTTTAACTGTAGTATCTCTTGAAGTTGTAAATCCTGCTATCACTGCTGTGGAGGCAATACTTACAAAATTAGATTCCAATCTGGCAGAATTCTCAGATCCATTTGGTTGTGCTTGTGATTTAAATCTAAATGTTCCTATACCAATTGATGTTGTACCAAAACCAACAATTTTTGAATTAAGTAAAACTTGATTGGGTCTATCGTTTTCATAATTTAAAGACAATACATTAGCACTAAGATCTGATGTAAAAGTTCCTATCGAAAGATTAGTATTTGTTTCTAAAGAATAATTTGATATGTATGAATTTGTACCATCATGAGTGACATAAAGTTCAATTACATTATTTTGATTACTAAAAGTATCTTTTACATCAATTGTTGCAAAATAAGATTCAATATTGGAAATATTAGATGATATAATAGTGGAAGTAGTTGATGAAGAAACATTTACATTTTTTCCATCTAATTGAATAAATCCAATAGATGTTTGACCAACTCCAACTCCAGGTAAAAATGTATGTTGTAAAACTTTTATATCTAAATCTCCATCAAAAATATTTGTTGGAGTAAATTTTAAACTATAAGCACCAGCTCCGATATCATTACCAATAATATCAATCAATTTGGATTCGACTTCTATAGATCCTTTCTGAATGGTATATACATCTTCATTGATAAAATCTATAGATGTAATTAATTCGGTTGCTTGAAGAACATTTGTTGTAGATGCTGCTCCACTGGATGGAACTCTTGCTTGAACTAAAAATCTATCAAATGAATTAACAAGAGTTAAATTTCCATCAGTTGTAGCATTATTTGTAGATTCTTTAAATAATCCACTTATGTCATCTACTGTTAAAACTCTATTTGTAGAACATTGGAAGAAGTTAGAAAGACGTTTATTTTCAAAAGTAATAAATTTAGATCTAAGTGGATTTGTTAGAACATCTACATCTTGAGCTAAATCAAAAGTATCAATGGCATCAACTCTATTTTCTGTTGTTAAATCTCTAATAATTGTTGAAGAGTCAACAACTGCAGTTCTTCCAACACCAACAAAAGAACTAATCCCAACGTCAGCAAAATTCTTAAGACCAGATGTATGAAGTAACTTATTAACAGGACTTACTGACTCTTGATATGATATTGGACTTTGAATAGTGTATGATAATGTTTGGTAATAATCATTATCGGGAAGAACTTGATAATCCTGATTTAATTTACCAACATTATCTGACCATCCAAGTAATTTTTCTGATGAGAAATCAACTTCAAATTCTCCTTCATTACTAAATATTGTGTTTATGGTACCTATTGTTCCAGAGGAAATTCCTCTTACTTTATCGTCAAGTTTTAATTTAAAATCACCTATAACTTTTATATAATTGTTTGATATTCTATCAACAGTTAATTCAACTTTAATAAATTCTCCATTGTTTCTTGATACTAAAAGTTTTTCTCCTATGACAAATGAAGATAACTCAGTAACAACGGTAAATTTTGGATATTTTTTGAAATTAATTACAGATCCAAAAGTTTGGATAGTTTTTGCTAATCCAGGATTTGAAACTAGTCCATGAATATTAAATTCCAATCTAAATGGATTTGGATTAATACCACCAATCACTCTCTCAACTGGATAAAATGCAAATTTATTAACAGGCGAGTTGAAAGTATTTCCATATTCATTTTCTACATTTTCTACAAAAATTGTATCTCCTGCTTCAAATGGTGCAGTTGAAAATCCTAAAATAGGAGTGGCAAGTGTTACAGTAACTATACCAGTAGTTTTATTAGTAACAATTGTTGATCCAATTGCTATATTTGTAATTGGTATTCCACTTGTATTATTTTTAGTGAAGACCTTAGAATTACCTATACCGAAAGGTGTATTGACCACATCCACAGATGTAATAGATTGTGAAGATGGACTAATATTTGCTCTTAAAGATCCACTGTTTACAATTTCTTTTGTATCAATATCTTGAATTACTAATTCGGGTTCACTTACATAATTTTCACCACCGTTTTTAACTATAACTGAAGTAATTTTATCAGAGTCTTTTAAAGATATTGCTGGTGATAAATTAGCTATTGGTCTTAGAGTTTTGTCAGAGGCATATTCAAATCCAACATTTAATATTTCTACATTGGTAATTTTATTTGCTGTTGAAGATTCTGGCAATAATTTAGCGTTAATACCTTGAGTTGAAGCAACACTAACAAATTTAGGAGTTGCTTTATATCCAAATCCTCCAGATACTAATTGAATTTCGTTTATAGAACCTACATCATTTTTTGATGTCGTAGAATATTCTAACTTATTTGTATTGTTAGTATCATACTTTAAAATTTCTGGTCTTTCTACTAATCTAATATCAAATGTGGTTTCTCCTACCCCAGCTATAGAATAATCTTGATTATATTTACTGTCAACATAAGATATTTCTAATGCATTTGGAACATCAAAATCAGATGTACTTATAAATCCAGATTTTTCAACATTATAAAATAAATTTAATACACTATCGTCTGAATAGTTAACTGTCAAAGATGCTGTTGGAGTAACTCCAATAGTTCCTGTTGTGGTAACTACGTTTACAGAAGTTGTTCCTGTAGAAACAAAATCATTTTTAAAATCTTTATCTTCATATATTTTAAAATCAAGTCCTGCTAATGAAGAGTCTGAAAGATCAAATACTAAATTATTATTTCTCACTACTTCGATTGGGGGATCAATTAAAGATAATTGATGCTCAGATCCACCAATTGATACTATATTTACCACATTTGGGGGAACAGAGGTAGAATCATAACGTGTTTCTGATAATTTTATATTATTGCTGTCTATTTTGTAAACAAAATATGCTCCTGTGCTTAACCCACTAGCAATTGTATCAGATGCATCATAATAAACTTTATCTCCTGTTTTTAATCCATGAGAATTTAAATTTAAAACATTAGTAGAGATATTAATACTAGCAGAAGTAAATCCAATCTGATCTATAAGTAAACTATCAATCAATGAATTATATTTAACTTTAACAGCGTTAGAAGTTCCAATACCAACAGATCTATTAGAGTCTATGTTTAAACTAATAATATCATTTACTTTTAAACTATGTGAAGTACTTAAAGTAACTTTTGAATTTACCCTTTCAATATTTCCAGTTACTTTATTAAAATTAGATTCAAATCTATATTTAAAATAATTATCACCATTAGTTCTGAAAAATAATCCATTAGTTGAAGTTATCAAACCTACTTGAGTTACTATTCCAATATAATTTGGAGATTTGTTTATTGCAAATAAAGTTTGACTTGTTCCTGAAAATGGTATATTAAAGGACTGCCCAACTGAACCATCTCTAGAAACTTCAAGAACACTGTTACCATCTGTTTTAAAAGTAATTCTTTGTCCAGTTTTAAATGGATGATTTGGTAGATAAATGCTTTGTGCTGGAACAGCAACTGAACTTGAAGTATCTCCAACAGACACTGTTATTGATGAAGTAATTCCAACTGTTGTAGCGAGACCAACAGCTTGTCTAGGATTAAAGTATACTATATCATCAACTTTAGAATTGAAAAAATTAGATTTAAAAGATATATCAAAGAAACTAGGAATTAGATTAACCTTAGAGGATAAAGTATGTCCCGTGCCTGTTATACCTCTTTCAACTCTTAGAATATTTCTATCATCAAATTTATTTAAGACAAGTAACTTTTCAGTTCCAATTCCAATACTACTACCAATTGAGATAACATCTGTTTTATATACAAATATATCAGTTACTACACCTGCAACTGAATTTGATGACATTTGTTTATATAATATAGTGCTTTCAGTTGAAATAGCAGACACTCTATGGTTTCCAATTAAAGAAACTCCAGATGTTGATTTAATATCTGTTGATAAACCAGATAATATTAAATTGTTTCCTAATTCAAATTGATGAGTATTTGGAACAAATACTGATACAGTTAGATTATCTTTTCTAATAAAAGTAACATTCTCAAATAATTCATAATTTGTATTGATCTCTGATATTGATTTACCACCAATCTTAGCAACACGAGCACTTATTCCTGTTCCTTCTGTTCCACTATTATCAAATACAACACTGTCAGTTACTTTATAATCTTCTCCAGATTCTAATATTAAAAGATTATCCACAGATCCCTGAGAAACTGATGTCACCTTTGTTGTTTGTGGTAATATTTCATTTGACTCTACAATAAAATCATTATTAGCAGAAGAATCGCTTAATTTATATGGAAAAGTATTTCTAGTTAATTTTGAATTATTAAAATCAAAAGATTGTGTTATGGTTGAACGGGAATCTACAACACTAGGAACTGATCTATAAGTATTACCTATAAAATATGGAAATACTGGTTTTTGTGATAATGGATCAACACTTGCAAAGTAAGCATAAACTCCATTAGGATAATCTGGTGTTCGACAATATCTACCATTATGTTCATCTAAATCAGTTGATGATGTTGGTGAATATGCGTAGTCATTGACAAAAAATCCGAGATCAAAATTTAATTTTTCTCTATCCTTGATATTAGAATGTATTTTATATCCACTTTCTAATATTTTAATAGATGATGAGTTATCAAAAGGATCACTGTATCCACGAGGTCCATATATTGGGTTTCCATCATATGCCCATCCAATTATAGGAGAATGCTCACCAGGTATGTCATTAAATTCATCTTGACCTATTTGAGTGGAATATCCAACAACAGAATACTTTAATTGATCATTAGATGGTATTAATGATACATCCTTATATTTTTGATTATATGGACTAGATGTTTGAATACCAATTAAGTTTAATTTTGTGATTGACGAATTAAATACAGCATTTTTTCCTCTCTCAGTTATTCTAATACTTGTTTGATTGAAATCATATCCAATTCCATTATTTAAAATAATTACATCAATAATTTTTAAGTAAGTTGAAGATTTTTCATCTCTATCAATCACTGCTCTTAATGATGCACCGACACCATTACCAATTACAGTTAAGTCTGGAGTTGAATAATATTCACCACCACCATCTTGAACATTAACAGCAACGATTTTTCCATTTGATATTATTGGATTTAATGAAGGACTAATATTTTTACCAGGTCTAGATACTCCATTTTTAATTAAAATGTTTGGTTTATTTTCATAATTTAAAATTTCAGTGCTTCCATATCCAGTTCCTTTTTGATATAATAAAGTATCAACAATTTGACCTTGAATCACAGGTGTTAAATTAATTTTTTCAGATGTAGATAATGAATATATCGCATCAATTGAAATTTCTATATCTGGATATTTGAATAGTTGATATCCTGTTCCTTTTGTTTTAAGATCAACATAATTTTTTGATATAAAATTAGTGTTATCAGTCGCACCGATACCAACATCACATAATCTAAAAACATTATTATCAATTTTAATGATCTTGTATTGAGTAGATGTTGACAACCCTAATATAGACTGAGGTGTTGTAGTTCCCAATCCTGCAGATGGTTTGTAGTCTACTACATCTCCACTTAAAAATCCATGATTTTCAAAAGTGATTGTTGATTTATGAGTAGAAATTCCAGTATTTGAATTTACAAATACTTTTCGATTAATATATGGTTTTCCAGACTTTATAATTCTTATACCAGATAATGTATTTTTTCCCTCTTTTATTCTAAATTTATGAACTCCATTTTTAGCAACTTCAGTAAATCCTATGGTATTAATACCACTAACATAATCAGATTCATTTCTATAAAGTCTAATTGTGGATAATCCCACAACTTCTGGCCAATATTGCTCACCATCAACTAAACTCTCAGTGTTAGAAAGATTACTCCCTCTAAATTCTCCTATTCCTAATGGAGTATTTTTATTTTTATCATATACTAAAACTTGTCCACTATTTAAATTATGTGGATCAAAGAAAGTTATAGTTTCAGAATAAGTATCTACACCACCACCAAAGAAAGTAGTGACACCACTAAATTCTAAAGTTCTATTTCTTTTTCGAAGAATTGGTTGAAGAACTGCTTCTCCACTATTACCACCTGTTAATTTTATAGAAATAACATCTTCAATATCAAAACTTTGTTGGTCAACTTGTATTTCTCTTATGTCTCCATCCAAAACAGGACTTACAAGTGCTTGAGTTGATCCTGCTGATACATTTTCAATTTCAATCAAAGGTGGATTTATAACATCATAATCAGTTCCAAAACCTATTACTGAAAAATTTTCTACTTCACCATGAAAAATTGCATCTTCCGATTTTCCATTTTGTATTTCAACACCATTTATTAGCATCCCTACAGGACCACTGACTGTTTCTGTGCCTTTTCCTAAATTTTGTTGAACATCTAGTGGATATTTTTTTAATAATTTTTGAGTGGATATTTTTTTACCATATTGATTTGCTAATGTGAAGGTATGACCTCCAATTGTATTCTTAGGAATACCAAATTCAATAAAATCATTTGCTTCTATAAAAGCTGGTGCTTGGAATAGTTTTATTTTATTATCGCTAATTTTTTTAACATAATAGAAACCTTTTGTTAATCCAACTAAAGGATCATCCTCTATTTGAGGAGAATAATGTATTTTATCTCCCGTTACAAAAGGAATATTGGATCCGAATGAGATTGTTGAATATTTTTTAGTTAAAGGATTTTTATCCTGAATAGTTGTATTTTCTATAACAAAAGGTATGCCAATCTCAGATATATTTCTTGTAATAACATGAGAAGGTAATGAACCGCTTGCTACGTACATATTTTCATCAGATTCATTATAAACATTTTGTACGTCTGAGGTTAATATATTATTTCCAAATTCAATTTCTGCTGCAGCACTTGATGCTTTTTTAAGAATTCTTCGAATCGCATATCTTTTTGAAGGACTAAAATCAAAAGGATCATCTAATGTTATCTTATTATCACTACCACCAGATGTTATCTTTTGTATCCTTGAAGTAGCTACAATATTTCCTAAAGAAAAAGAAGCATTTTTTTTCTCCAAGATTTGAACAAAATCGCCTTCTTTTAAACTAGACTTATCTATCTTTGATTTTAGATTAAATTCACTTATTGATCCTCTGGTAGATTCACTAATATCATAAGAGGATGCTGTATTGTATATCCAAGAATTGGCAAATATTTCTTTTCTACTTTTATCAGAAGATGGGTTTTTTATAATTTCACCCATGCTTTTTACATTTATTGTTTCTCCCTCTAAAGATAGTTTATTTGTTTCTGCAGGAATAAATTTACTTAAAACACCCGTAATTCTTAATTCAGACTTATTTGATAAATCACCATTCTCATATCCAAAAATATTGTCATTTTCACTGATATCATCACCTAAATTAATTCCATCAGTATCAATTCCAGAACAATTTAAAAATTGATTTATTGTTTTATCAGTATATGTAATGTTTGTAGAAAGACCAGAGGTAATTGTACCAGTTGTCCCAAATCCAACTGTAGAGTCAACTGTTATAATACTTGATCCACTACTAACATTTTCAATCGATCTTGTCTTACCAGTAACTTCAAAGGTTCCTGTTATAGACTCTTCATCATCAAATCCAACAAATAAATCTAAAATAAAATAATTTTTAGAAGTTGCTATTCCAGATATACCAGATAACACTTCAACTTCAGAAACAGATGCAGTTGTAGATAGATCTGTTGATCTGAATATGGTTTGACCTTTTAATTTTAAAGGATCACCAGATATTTTTTCTGCTACTATTCTTTGTCTTCTTAAATACCTTGCTGATGATGGTTTAACCAGATAATTTTCAAGATCAATTACTTTTGGTGTTACCCCAAATAAAACATTGTATAAAATTCTAAAGGACTCCTCTGTTCCTTTAGATTCATAAAATGTTCTTGCTTCCTTTATAAAATTATTTACGTCTAAATTTGATACAAAATTAGAATTTTCTAATCCAGGTGTAAATGTAGTTTTAAGTTTTTTGTAAAACTCTTTTAAAAATAAAGTACTTAAATTTTCAACTTTTGCTCCTTCAATATGAGATTCTGCAGATGAAGATGAGAAAACAATTTCAGATGGATTATTAGAATCTCTAAAAGATGTAATTCCACTAAAACCACGCTTACACTCAGTAAAAGTATTTGTACCTGCTATTCCTGTATATGTAATAATTTCACTTCCAATTTTTAACAGTCCATATTCACTTGGAAATGAATCCTTAATAGAATTTGAAGAGGTGACTGTTATAGTTTTAGATGTAGTCCCAATACCAACTGCAAGAGTTGTCTCTCCTTTAACAACTTCTGTAGTTAAGTTATCTAATTTTAAATATTGATCTAAGTTATCAACTAAATCAATCGGACCTCCAGTATATTCCTGAGAGATGTAATATTGTTTTAAAAATTTTACCGCATCAGGACTTTCAGACAATATAAACTCTGGAAGTTGATTGTCAATAATTTGTTGAACTTTTACTCTTTTATCAATACCAGTACCTATCATATTATCCTCTTACTAATTTACCATTGGTATAACTTGATGTAACTTTGTATCCAACACCTGATATTTGATCTCCTGACGAAATTGTGTCCTTCACCATATTTATGAGACTATCTTCAATGTTAAATTTTAAGTATAAATCCTGAAGACCTATGATATCATTAGATTCTGGGAAAGCTTGAACTTCGATTATGTTATTTGGTTTTACAGTTGATGTAATATTGATAGTAGTTAAATTTATCTCACCTTTGATGTAATCTACAATTCCTGCATTTTCAACAATAATAACTTTTTCACTATCACTAATATCTTGTTTTACAATTGAAATTATACCAGTTAATTTATCAGCATTTGGAGTATCTGTTAAAAATACAGTTGAACTTTCTCCAGCAATTTTAAATCCTGTGCTTTTAATATTTAATCCTTCAGACTTAACATTAAACTCATTACCAAAACAAAGTTCATATTGTACAAATTGATTAAGTAAAGCATTTAAATTTCTTCGGATTCGAACTCTTGTGATATTGGATGTAATTGAATCTTCAATGTTATCAATAACACTTAAAACTTTACTATATTTAAATCTACCACCAAATTTGTTAATTTCTGTGGACTTTGAATAAGTTGTCAAACCATTCACTACATTAGTTTTCAATTGTTCAACATTTATAACTTTTGATGAGTTATAGTATATGAATGACTCCAGTTCAATATGAAGAACCTTCAAATCAACTATTTTTTGAGTAATTCCAGTTAGAGTATAATTTTTTAAATTTGATAGTATTTGAGTTTTGTCAAAATCAGATACAAAATCACCATTTTGAGGTTTTATTGTAATAAACACAGTTCCAAATTGTGGTGGATCAATTTCCTCTCCACCAACAACAGAAACACTTTCAGTGTTTGGATAAATTTGTTGTATTATTGCTTCGTAATCCCTTGCTGTGACCGCCCTGTACTGTGATGAATAGAGTCGAGGGGCAAAGTACTTAATTGAGTTAACTGACTCAATATCACCACCATTAGAGGCACCAGAAGCGACTGTTATTTTCGGTTGTGATGATAGGTTTATAGTATTATTAAGCGTATCAGTTATTGTACCTGCAAACGTAAATGATGAAGGTCCATTTCCATCTTTTCCATCAGTAACAATATAACTTACGCTAATTGTTTTCCCATTTTCAATTTTTCGACCAAAAATACCATCTCCAAATAAAAGTTCATATTTTTCATCTTGAACTTCCTGAATTAAGAATGTAGAAGATGTAGAATCTATATTTAAAATATTGTCAACTCGTGTAAATAGAGTTCCTTTATCTGCACCAAACCTTTGTGCTGGATCACTTGGGGAAGTATTAGGATCATCTTTTACATATACCACAATCGTAGATGTATCTATAAAAGGATTGTCTAAAATAAATCTTTGGTCAAGTGATCCATCAGTTACAAATGATTTTTTTACGAATGTTCCCTGTAAAACTTTGATTGAATCAAAAGATGCCGAGTATCCATTTGTAATTGTATTTCCCTCTGGATTAACAGACACATTACCTAAGGTTGTTGTAGTTGTAATATCTTCTGGAATCGAAAAAGTGTATGTAATGTTACTATTTGAAGCAATACAGACCAGACCCGCCCTCAGAGTGACCGTGGAGGGTGCTGTATCAATGTTTACCTCTTCTGTGTTTGTAATAGTAAAAGATATGGTCGCTTGTGCTGCAGTTCGAGATCGAGGGACGTATCCTATGTTTCTTGCCAGTGAAACTACGTTTTCTCTGACTGTTGCTGAGTCAAGAAAAGACTCATTAACAACCATGTTTGAGTTAAACGCAGTAATATACGTATTATATGCTAAAGTATCAATTAAAACTGAAAAATTGGATCCCTCAAAGTCAAAATCAGTAAAATCTGAGTTTGCACGAAGGTAATCCTTAATTGATGTTTTGATTTGGTCAAAATCTAGGTTTGAAAATTTAGTAAATGGCATATTATCGTGTGGCTTCTAATATGAATTGAAATTCTTGTGTCGGAAACTGCTGTCCAATGATATCAAAGAAGACAGTTACTTCAAATTCGTTCTGATCTGGTCGTGGATTCACCTCAACATCCAAATTATCGATTCGGGGTTCGAAATTTTCGATAGTTACGATGATTTGTCGTTGAATTACAGAAGCAGTACCAAAATCACAGAACTCAAACAGTGTATTTCTCACTTCACTACCCAAATTTGGATTAAAAAATCGTTCTCTAGGGATAGTTTCCACTAAATTCCTGACAGATCTCTTAATTGCGTTCGCATCAGTGATAATTGTGAGGTCTCCTGTTACAGGATGTGGTTTAAATGATAAGCTAATATCCTTAAATGACCTAGATATCCTAGTTTTCATTCAATTTAGTAAACAGTTTGCTAGATTTATTTATACCTGCAGTAATAATTCTTTATTTATACTAAAAACCATAAAAAAATCGCCTTTTTTGGCGATTTTGAGTAAATTTAACCAAGTTCTGGATTAATATTAACGTCAATTGCTGTATTTCCGACTCCAACATCATCAAATGCCCTCTCTTTCGCAGTTTTCCAGAAATAATTCTCTTCAGAACCGAGTCCATCACGGTCATGACCGTTCTCAACTTGATAATAAACAGTTGAAACCTTAAAATCGGGCACTTTTGGTGTTTCTGGAGTGATACTGTTGTCATAAATTCTCATTCTGTTGTTCGGATAGAGGCAAAATTGACCATTATCGAGTTCAAGAAGGTTATGAGACTTGTGTTCAGCGGGTTGTTCACTTGTTGAGTAGTCAATTGAGTCTACACTTTCATGATAATTGTCCAAAGTACAGATATAAGTGCCCGTTTGATTGCCATAATCCCTTGTCATGACTTCATAGTGCATACTTCCGATGAATTGTTTCTGTACAGCAACGACTCCATAGTCCATACAGTTCCAAAACTGCAGATTATGAAGAGTCATATCGGGTGTTGGTGTCTCTGGATCGGTTGTAAACGCAGAAATTGGCAACTTATCAAACATCGCAGCGTATTCTGGAAGATAAGTTTCAAAATAAAAGGCACGACCAGGTATACTTTTAGCAGATACCCATACACCTTTTACAAATTCACCATGACCACTTTGATGGTCAGTTAAATATTCTTTTCTTACCCATACTTCATAGGAGGGTAGATTCGCAATTAGAGTAGACATTATTTGTGATGATAGACTTCAACATAAGATTGACATTTCGGACAAGTAAAATTGGAGAAAAAATCATATTCGGACTCTTCTCCATCATTTACATCTTCCATATCGTGATCAGCACCCCAGATTAACTCAGTACCACAGTGCCAACAGTTCATTTTCCTTGACCTCGGTACTTCTTACGAGCCGAGTTACGCGAAGTTGCGGAGTATTTTGTGTGTTTTCCCCTTCCTTGACGAGTTTTTTTCGGAGTCGAGTCAACTCCTCCGCTTGTAAATCCTAAAGATCTCGTTGCCATAATTAATTTTTAATAATTTCTGTAGTAATTGTAGTTCCATTTGGTAGATTGCCTTCATAGAAGTCCTCGGCAATCGTTTGTATTTTGTCCAGATACTCTTCTTCTGTGATTCTGTCATGAAGAATACGAGTTCCGACACGTATTCTATATAACTCTTGTCTTTTCATGTCCAACTCTTATACGTGGGTCACACCAGATTTCGAAACCTGCTGCGATTGCATCAAGACAGAATGATACGTCTTCTCCGCACATGTCCTGTACTTCGCCAGATTCAAAGACCTGCATCTTTGGAGCGAACCAAGGATACTTCATACCTTCGTGTTCAAATACACCCTTCTTAATAAGAAGCCAACCGAAACCTGTATAGTCAACTGTGAATGGTTTCTTACGCTTGGATATGCTTTCGAGAGTTTCGTGATTCATCACACCACCGTTGCTACGAAAATCATCCTCATCTAACCAATGAGCAACAGATGTAGTCTTACCATCTTCGGTACAATACCATCCACCTGCGATATCTTTGTCCATTAATACTAACTGAAGGAACTTCTCTGAATTGAATACGATGTCAGAGTCAATCCATAATTGGTAATCATAGTTTAACTTACCATCCCATGGTATTTGATCAGGACCTCTTAACACATTTGCTCCAAGACATTTACATCTGGCAAAGTTAACCATAGATGAATAATCTTGTGATATCTGTATACTTGCTCCACACTGTACTAAGTCAAAGCACAATTGTACAAATGCCTTAAGATAGGTATAAGAAACTCCTCGACCAGGTAAACAGAATACTACTGACTTACCTTTGAGCATTTCTTTTGCTTTTTCATAATCCCATTCTTTGTCTTTCTTCTTTGCAGGAGTCTTTGCTTTTACTGTAAATCCTTTCGCCATAATGTTTTGTAATTACCTTCATATCATACAATATTATATAGCGAATGTCAATAAGAAGATTCTTCGTGGGGTGCTATGGGGTTTTCCGTAACTTCAACGTATGTTACCTCATCTGTCCAGTAAGATTTATATATTCGATTCCACACAACATCAAATTCTTCTTGATTTAAATTTTTAAACAAACACTTTTCATTCAAATAAACGTGATACGATTTTGTTTGAACTTTAGTCATCTGCCTCCGTGATGTAAATGTCTCCGTTGTCTATGTTCCATTTTAACACAAGATCTTCATACCAGTCAAATTCATTAATGATTTCCTCTGGAATTGTAATATGATATCTGTCTGTAACTGGATCGATCTCTACAGTCGAAAAAATATTTTCGAAATTTTTTTTCATTCAGTGAACCTTTGCACTTGATTTTAT